CTGCCAAAGGTTGGAGCCGGAGATGTGACGTAGGTGCGCGTTGCCAAGCCGAGCGCATACAGGGTGACGGGGAAGGTGAGCACGACCGGCCTAGCTGAAGTTCTTCTGCGCCACGCCGTACATATTGGTGCCATCCGAGACGAAGGTCAGCACGTCGATCGCCGCGACGCCCGTCGATAATACCGGGGCGACGCCACTTGGCCATTTGAAAACAGCATTGTACGCTAAGGTTCGGCTCCCCGAACCATCCTGGATCACTCTCAATATATACGTGAACCCATCCACCAGATTGCTCGGCGCCCCCAAGGTACGATTACCCCCCAGCGTCACCTTGGCCACCTGCTGCGTCTGCGCGTTCCAGGTAATAGTGGCCGCATCCGTAAGGGTAACGGTGCCGAACCCTTGCTGCTGCAGCCAGGTATTGGTGTTTAATATTGCGAGGCCGATCCCGCCCTTGGTCACCCCTGCAGCCAGATCGAACGTCGGCGGATTATTTGCTGTCAACGTCCCGAACGTGACATACGTCGCGGTATTGGTGTTATAGGCCTGCAGCAGCCAGGTATGCGCGGCCGTGGTATCGGTCTGGATCGCACTTCCGTTGACCAACGTGACATTGGCAACCCCCGACAGATTGCCGGAATCATCACAGGCGATCGGTGAGTTCTGGACGCTACCCGATATCGCACCACTGCTAACCGTCTTGACGCGGAGCAATCGGTTGGCCGATGTCCCGACCACGCCCCCGATCAGCTTCCCCGTTATTGCAGTGGCAATGGCATTGATCTTGGTGATTATCGCCGTGGAGTTTGCCGAAAGCTGCTGGCGTACCTGCGATACCGCCTGGTTGATGGCAGTGGCGTTGGCGACGTCGGCGGAGGATACCGAAGAGCCAGGACTTGCTGGCGCGGCCGGAGCCGCGGGTGCCTGCGTTTGTAGCGCGTCCGCCGGCATCTCATACCGCCGGCAGGTTGTTGAGCGCAGTGACGATAGAGGCCAAGGCCGTCAATGCGCTAGCGTTCTGCGTATTGAGATCGTTGGCCACGCCGTTGGTCTGCTGCGCCAATACCCCGGTCTGCACGGTCGTGCTCAGTCCTTGCCCCGTGGGGTTCTGCTGGGTGAACCACGGCGAGGAGGCGGTCGCGGTTGTCGGGTCCGACGTGGACGCTGGGTCGGCCATGGCTTATCTCCGACCCGACAGCGCGAACCTGAACCGATTGCGTCCCATTCTAATGAAGGTATTGAGATCGCTCGCGGTCATGTTGATGCGGAACTGCCGCCCCCTGAAGCGCACGTCGACCTTGTTGGTGGTCGAGGTCACGGTGTAGGGGCCATAGGAGCGCGGGGTGTCGCCAGGGTTGTTGATCACGTCGAAGGTCACCTGCGCGGTCGCGGTCTGCGCGCCGTTGAACAGGCCCCACTTCATGTCTGGGAGCCACTGGTCGACGACGACGAAGTCCTCGCCATCGGAAATGAAGAACCACCCGGTCTGAAAACTCCAAACGAGAGGCTGGCCGTCCGCGTTCTGTCCATTCTCTTGCGAGTACAGGATGCCCGTCGGCGTCGCCATGATGGGATTGCCGATCACGGACTGGTCGATGCCTATTGATCTCGGCATCGAGCCATAATCCCAAGACCCGTCGATGACGTTGACTTTGGCGTAGGTGTCGCACTGCCCGGTACCACCCGCCGTGGTTGGAAAAAACCACCAGATCTCATTGAAGGCAGTGACTGACTGCGACCAGCACTTGTCGAGGTTGGTGGTATCGATTTGCTGGAACACTGCGTCCCACACCGTGCAGGGGATGGTTATCGGGGCTCCACCGGCCAGCGCATGGAAGTTCTTGCGCCCCATCCAGTAGACGACGCCCGACATCTGCGCGATCGAATGGCGTGAGATCGTCCCGCAGTTGGCGCCGATCTTGGTCTGTGTCCAAATCTGCGGGAGGTTGACATACGTCGCCGACCAAAGATCCAGATCGGTCCAGAATAAAACCTGCTGCGGTGTGGCCATGCCGGCTTTGATCGCCGAGCCCGTAGGAATGCGCGACTGGAATGCTTGCGAGGTTGCATTGCTGGTGGGATTGACTACGTTCGTTTTCCAAAATGTATAATCGCTCAAATCGCTCGCCCGCCATGTCAATGGGTCCTGCGCCAACCCTATTGTTTTGGTGATCGTGCTCCCGTAGGCGATCAGGATTTGATACGGCGCCGCAACGAAGATCCCGCTGTTATAGAACGGCGCCCCTGAGATGATCTGCGAGTTCTGCACGCCGCTATTGGGCGTCCAGGTGTAAATGGCCCCATTCGCCGGACACGCCGTCAAGGTCGCCGCCCAATTGTCCAAGGTCCAGTCGGTCGCGGTTATGTTTGTCCCGGTCTGCGAACTACCGGCACCACCCACACCGCTGTAGGTCCCGCTGGAGTACGTGGAGAACGAGTATCCCGTACCCCCAGCCACCGGCCCAATGGTGATGTAGTAGACGAACTCCACATTGCCCGTGTTCATCGATGCCGTGGCGCCTGATGTCGCTTTGGCCGTCGCCGAGATGGTGAAGGTATCGGTATCGGTAATGGTAACGGCAGCATAGGTTCCCTGTATCGTCAGGCCACCAACGGTCGTGGCAATGGGAAAGACAATGCTGTTGCCGGCACTCAAGCCGTGGTCGGCGAACTTCACGGATACGGTGGCGCTGGCATTGGTGGTCGTGAACTGCGGTACTTGCGAGGGACTCGCCACCCCGCCAGATGTGTAGGCGCCATATCCCGTCGAATCGATTCCGGTTAATGTAAAGTTACCCGCCCCCACCGCCGAGATCGCATAGACGTTGCCGTTGAGCTGCGTCATCCCCGACACGCCCGAGATATAAACGAGGTCGCCGTTGGCAAAATCGTTGGCGGCGGTGATTACACAAGGGTTGGCCTGCGTCGCCCCGGTTATGGTCGCGTTCTGCCGGGTATCGGCCGCATTCGACGCCGCGGTTATCTGGTAGGAGGTCGGCGATAATATGGTGGTGATCGAGTAGACTCCCGACAGTATTATCCCCCCCACCGCAACGGGCGTATTGAACGCAACCGAATCGAGGACGGTGACATTGGAGATATTGCCATCGACGATGGTCACCAGGGCCGAGGCCGATGTGGTCGCGAAGTTCGGGGTCACGTCCGAGGTAAACGTCTGGGGCGTGATGTCGGTGATGACGCCGCCGTTGATCACGTCCAAGGCGCTAGTCGTGCCGATCGCCAGCCAAGTTGATGCGTTGAGGTCGAGCCACGCCGCCAGCGATCTGGGCGTTCCGCCGAGTGCCAATGCAATGTATTTTGCCCAACCCCCAAGCTTCTCGAAGAAGCCCGCGCGAAACCGCCCAAGTTGCGAGGTCGCAAACCCGGCCTGCAGCGCCGTGCTTGTGGCTTCGGTGTTGACACCAGGTCGCAACGTGACGGACGCGAACGGCATCAGTCACCGCTCGTAATCAGTTTTGTTTCAGCATGGCCATTGCCGATTACGGAGGGCGCCCGAGGCACATCCATCGCGCGGTTCAGCATGGTGATCAGCCCGGCAATCGCGGCCGACGACTGTGCATCGGTCTTCTTGACCTCGGCCGTCATCTCGTTCACGGCTGCGGCGGTTTGCATCTGTCGCTGCGAGTTCTCTATGGTGAGGATGGGGAGGAACGCGATGGCGCAGTCCCACTTGTCGATCTCCTGGGTTGATTGGGGATTCTTGCCGCGCAGTTGCACCCACAAGGGGCAACTGTGACATACGTCGGCCATCGCCTTCTTGTGGAAGGGGCACTTGAGGTCGTCGGGGCCGCGTGGTACCTGTCGCTTGGTCATTGCATGCTCATGTGGAGTCTCATCGATGCTCGCTATTCCACCACGTATCTGCCGGTTCTGCGGTTATCGCTCTCCCTTCCTGCGGCGCCTCCTGGCGCTCTTCTCTGTGCCTACGCATCTGTGCGACCACGACCACGAGACCGCCTAGTTCCGGGTCGCTTGGATTATGTTCACATAATTGACGTTCATCGACAGCGTGTGAGTGTGGCCACCGCCGCCGCCGGTCGCCACTGCCGCAGCCGTTCCCGTGCTCGTGCCAGACGAACTTAGCGTGTCAACCGGCGGTCCAGCACCGCCGCCTTGGAACCTGTTTGAATCGAGAGTGTATTTGACATCGTGCGTATGCGAGGGAATATCGGCGACTTGCAGTGTGTATGACCCAGTATTCACTGAGGCTCCGAATACGGTATTGAACCCCGTAGCTCCGCCCGTACCAGCTCCAGTTCCCGAGACGAGCCGCAGAGCATAATCGTTTAATGTCACGACCTGTGTCCAGCCTGCGGGCGCTGAGGCCTGCGGAAACAGGACGGCAGTTCCCACGGGGATCGGATCGGCCGTGGAAGATCCTACAAGCCCGACGATACGCGGGGCATTTGTGCTATCGAGGAACAGCGTACCGCGGCGTCCCTGAGGAAGTACGACACTTCCCGTGCTCGTCGTCAGCGTGATGGTAAAGGCACCCGTCGTCAAATTCTCCCAGTAGTAGAATCCGTTGAAATACGTCGTCGCATCACCCGCCGCGGGGCTGACAACGATCGAAGCCGTAAGCGTCCCGGTGAAGCGGAACATGCAGTTCGATACATCCGC